TCCACCTACAGGTCCAGAAGGTCCACCTACAGGTCCAGAAGGTCCACCTACAGGTCCAGAAGGTCCACCTACAGGTCCAGAAGGTCCACCTACAGGTCCAGAGGGTCCACCTACAGGTCCAGAAGGTCCACCTACAGGTCCAGAGGGTCCGCCTACAGGTCCAGAGGGTCCACCTACAGGTCCAGAGGGTCCACCTACAGGTCCAGAAGGTCCACCCACAGGTCCAGAAGGTCCACCCACAGGTCCAACTGACGTAACCGATATTCTTATGGGGGCCACTGCTGCGGGAGGTAGTAGAGGAAAGTCAATGTTTCAGCCCTTTATGACTGGACTGTCGTACCAGCCATACCAGCTTACACCGTTGTCTTTCCAACAAAAAGATTACATGCAAGAACTTGCCGGAATAATTCAAGCAAACAGTCGAGGTATGTTGACATAATGACTTACTTAAATTTAGTAAACAACGTACTCAGACGTTTACGAGAAGACGAAGTAACTAACGTATCTGAGAGTACGTACAGCAAGATGGTCGGTGACTTTGTAAACGACGCAAAAGATCTCGTAGAGACAGCGTGGGACTGGTCAGCGTTGCGTAACACCCTAACGATTACGACGGCTGCTGACGACTACACGTACTCACTGACAGGCAGCGGTGACGAAGGTAAAGTTTTTAGGATTATCAACGACACTTCAAACTGCGAGCTACAGTACCAAACACAAGCGTGGTTCGACAACGAGTTCTTTGTAAACAACCCAGTCTCAGGCGCGCCTAAGTATTTTACTTATAACGGCGTAGACGCTAGTGGTGATACACAGATTGATGTGTACCCCAAACCTGATGGCGTTTACTCGTTAAAAGTAAAAGTAGTTTTGCGTAACGTACCTCTGAGTGCTGATGCAGACACGTTGGCTATACCTAGCAGTCCTGTAATTCACATGGCAGTTGCTTTGTTAGCCCGTGAACGTGGTGAAACAGGCGGTACATCTACTGCTGAGTACTTTGCTCTAGCAGACAAGTACTTATCTGATGCGATTGCATTAGATGCCCAGAAGCACCCAGAAGAGACAATCTTCTACACACCGTAGGATAGATTATGGCACAGCCGTTAAGAAGCATTGATTTAGTTGCTCCTGCGTTTCAGGGAATCAACACAGAAGACTCTCCTATTGCTCAGGATACGTCTTTTGCTGAAACTGCGGACAATGCAATTATTGACCGACAGGGCCGCTTGGCGGCTCGTCAGGGTAACAGTGTAATTACAACTACTAAGACCGTGTTGGGTACTGACTACATCCACAACATCCACGAGTTCTACGACAGTGCTGGTAACGAGGTTATCTTTAGCACTGGCAACAACAAGATTATGACCGGCACTACTACGCTAGTAGATGCTACGCCCGGCTCATACACGATTACTGCGAATGATTGGAAGATCGTAAACTTTAACGATCATGCGTACTTCTTTCAGCGTGGCTACGAGCCTTTGGTGTACAGCAATAGTCTGGGTGCAGTGACCAAGATGACCGCTGTGTCTGGGTCTTCTGTTGCGGCAGCTCAGTACTGCCATGAAGTTATTGCTGGGTTTGGCCGATTGTGGGTGGTTGGTACAGCTACTAACGACACCACTATTTACTGGTCTGACTTATTGGATGGTGATGACTTTAGTGGCGGGTCTAGCGGCTCTATCGACGTATCTAAGGCGTGGCCTGATGGTGCTGACAAGGTAGTGGCTTTGGCGGCACACAACGGGTTCCTTATTATTTTTGGAGAACACAGCATACTGGTATATGCTAACCCTGAAACACCAGCTTCTATGAGTTTAGCAGATACTGTATCAGGTGTTGGTTGTATTGACCGAAAGACAGTACAGAGTATTGGTGCTGATCTGTTGTTTTTAAGTGACGACGGTTTACGTAGTCTTGGGCGGGTAATCCAAGAAAAATCTTTGCCTGTAACAGACGCAAGCCGTAACGTAAAACAAGATTTGATTGCAAAACTAAAAAATAAAACTAGCCCAGCTACGTCTGTGTACAGTCCTGAAAACTATTTTTATTTATTAGGACTGCCTGACAGTAACCTTATATATTGTTTTGATTTACGAGGTCGGTTAGAAAACGGAGCGTTCCGTGTAACTAAGTGGCCCAGTGTTGACTTTAAGAGTTTTGCTAGAGACCGTAACGGTGACGTTTACATTGGTACTGTAGACGGGATAGGCAAGTACGACGGTTTCGATGACAACAACTCATCTTATGTTTTCCGGTACACAAGTCCGGGTTTGACATTTGGCGATCCATCGAAGCTAAAACTGCTTAAAAAAATACGCCCTACAATCATTGGCGGTAACGACGCAGACATTATCCTGAGTTGGACTTACGACTTTTCAATTCAGGCTAATACGTCACGCTTTAGAGTAGGGTCAGCAACGCCCGGTTTTTACGGCGTATCAGAGTACACGGCTGTTGAGTTTTCTCTAGGTGATTTGATTAGTCGAAAGTCTCTTAACTGTACAGGCAACGGCTCTGTAGTTTCTGTGGGTCTACAAACAGAAGTAAACGGTAGCTCTATATCCCTACAAGAAATGAATGTATTAGCACTAATAGGTAAAACAGTATGAACAATAATGAAGTTAGGAGGGTATTCTAATGGCACACGCATGGTGGCATCCGATTACTACCGCCGCAGGAAATGTAGCTACTAGTGTAGGACAAGGGCTGTTAACTGGCGCGCAAAACATTGGTCAAAGTCTGGTAGACAACGCCGGTCAAGCTGCTATGGGTGCTGCTGGTTTGGCACTTGTAAACAAAGCGTACGAAGACTTAGGCGACATAGGAGAAAGGGCGTTTACAGGTGTTGACCCTATTGCAACTGCAGGTCTACAACAAACAGCGTTTCGTCCGTTTACGGTCAGCGTAGGAAGCAGAGCGTTTCCCGGCTCAAAGTACACTAGCAGCTCCGTGGGGGTAGGCGTTCCTGCTCCTAGTTCTTTGCAAACTATGAGTCGAGAAGATCGCATTCAGCAGCTTATGGACACTCAGGGGATAACCCGTGAGCAAGCCATAGCTAACCAGCAAACCTCACTAACGAGAGGTTTTGATTTTAACAACGACGGCGTAGTTACCAACCAAGAGTTTGCGGCGGCTAGAAACGCTGGGATGACTGGTACAGGAATGGCTGGCGGTGCTTTTACTGGAGGTACGGCAGGAGGCATTGGTCCTAACCTTCAAATAGATTTAAGTGAGCAGGAGCAACGTCTCAAGCAGGGTCTGTTAGAAGAGGCACGAAAGAGTTTATTGGTTCGAGATCCTGCTGGTGCTGCTCAAATGCGTACTATCGGAGCAAACGTTTTAACTAGAGGCGGCGAGCTTCTTAGAGATGTTTCTGCTGGTATTGACGCTACTGGAAGAGAGCAAGCAGTTTTTGATCGTATCAGAGCAATGCAGCTTCCTGAAGAGGAGCGGCAACGTTTAGCTCTTGAAGAGCGTCTCGCTAGTCAAGGACGTCTGGGTGTACAGACAGCGATGTTTGGTGGTACACCAGAGCAACTGGCTTTAGCTAAGGCTCAGGAAGAAGCTCAAAACCAAGCGTCTCTTATGGCAATGCAACAAGCTCAACAAGAGCGTATACAACAGGCTGCGTTGACAGAGCAACTATTAGGTCTTGGTTCTGGTTTGTTCTCTGGTCAGCTTGGTCTGCAACAAGCTCAACAAGGTATGGGCCTATCTGGTCTAGGCGCTTCTTACATCCCGCAGGCGCAAGCTCTCAACATGTTCCAGCAAGGTTTGGCAGCATCTGAGCTGGCCCAACGTGGTCAGTTGGCTGGCGCAAGTATGTTTGGTGAAGCTAAGATGTCTGGACTTGAGGCGCTGTTGGGTTCTGGCTTAGGTCAAGCTAACCTGATTGGTGCGGCAGGTACAGGTTTATTGGGCGGGGCATTAGGTTAAACTGGAGAAAGACAATGGCTAGATTTGGACAAGGGCTTATACAAGGTTTAACCAACCCGCAGTTTCAACGGGGCTTGTTTGAGTTGGGTGATCGTATTGCTGAAAGACGTAAAGAGGAGCGTGAGCTACAGGCTATTCAAGGAGCTGCAGCTTTAGGTAACAAAGGCGTTCAGTTTGCACAAGCAGGTAATGTATCAGGACTTAATGAAACTATTAAACAGATGCAAGATCAACTTTCTCAGCCGGGAATAACAGTAGCTCGTGCAAGGATTATTCAATCGCAGATACAGCAGTTACAAGGACTGGTTCCAGAAACTAAAAACATTTCTAGAGACAACTCTGTAAACTCTGCTCTTTCTATTGACGCTCGTTTAAAAAATGAAGAAGCGTTACGTAAAGCTATGCCTAATCTTTCTGAAGCTGAGTTTCAACAAGCTGTTCAGAGTTTAAAAGATAATCGAAATGAGCTTTTGTTAGATCCTCGTGTTGCAGAAAAGTACAACACAAGAGCCGCTGCTGTTCGTCGTGCTGACAGAGAAATTTCTGATTTAGCACACGAAGATTACGTTGCTAAAAACAGTCCTGCTTTAGAGGCAGCAATCAGAAACAATGACACAGCAGGTGTTCAAAATTTTATTACTAACGCTGGTCCTCGTTACGCCGACGACGCGCAAAAATACGTCAGTTTAATTACAAACAACATTGAAACAATGCAGCGTCTAGAAGAAAATTCTATAGCTAACACTCAAACACCCAACGTATCAATGTACCGAACTCAAGTTGATGCACTTCCTGAGGGTCAAGTAAAAACACTAATTGAAGCTACTCTACAACAGTACGAAGATGCGGTGGAGTCTGGATGGAGCGAAGAAAACCAAGAGTGGAGTACAAGAGAAAGAATAAACGCAGAGCGTATAGAAAAACGTCTTAACAGTTTGATAAACGGCGTAGGTATGAACGACCTCAGCAATCAACTAGCTACCGAACGCGCCGCAAATAGGGAATTAGATTCTCAAATTGACGCACAAGAAGCTATTATAAATCTACAAGTTCCTACTGAATCTATGCAGAGCGACGCAAGACTTAGGGCTGCGACTATTTACCGTGGTAGAGAAAGAAAAGAAAAAGGTAAGACAGTAGATGCTCCGCCGACAGAACAAGAGATTGACCGTATTGCAAATGACTTGTTACAGGACGCAAAAAGAAACGCAAGATCACAACTACAACAATTGATGAAAGAAAGGTTCCCAGACGCAGAACAGCCGACCCAACCAGAACCAAAAGCTATCTTGGCGAATGATAGAAACAGTGTAACAACTCCTGCAGGAAATGTTGTTACTAGAGAATACGCTTTAAGGGCTAAAGAAAGGGGTAAAACACCAGAAGAACTAGCACAAGTTGCTAATATATCTGTTGAACACGCTACCATTTTAATGCGAGAAGATCAAGTCAAGTCAAACAGAACCCTCACTCGTCGCGAAATAGCACAAGCACAGCGAGAAAGGAGAGCCAACTAAATGAGTGAATATGATCCATTTGGTTTTGACAAAGAAACCCCCGGAGAATACGATCCGTTTGGTTTTAATGACCTTGAAGAAGACGAAGACTACAGTTCGTTACGGTCTGCTGGCGTAGAGTTTGTTGAATCTGCTGTTGGTGTAGGCGACGAGCTTGACGCTGTTGTTCGTATACTTAGTGGAGAAGCTAGTAACTACACTCAAGCCATAGCACAAGCCAGATCAGATGTCGAAGCATTTAAAGCAGACAACCCTAACGCAGCAAGAGCATTAGCTGTTTCTGGTT